GATCACGGACCACGGCCCGGGGATTGCGTTGGAGGGCCGTTAGTAGAGCCTTTCCAGAGAAATGTTGCTCCTAGACGCAACATTTATATCAAATGTAATGTAATGGTGTAATAAGTGAATAGAAACAATAGGTTAAGTCTACTTACGGTATGTTTTGAGTAGTGTGAGGTGTAATTTCTCTGGGGTATAGCCGATTTCAAAGGTTTGTTGCTTCTAACGCTTATATTCTTGGAAAAACCTATACTAAAACGGCCTCAAAGGCCCCTAGACGGCCCAGAGTTGCCCTGTATATACTGGTGGCATGTTAAGAGTTGATTTAGGCGTACCCATTCCCCCAGAAGCCCAGCGGGAGAAGTACCCATTCCCTGTCATGGCCGTAGGGGACAGTTTTCTGTTAGCCGATGCCGAGTCGGCCAAGAACGCCCGTAGTGCCGCGTGGATGTTCTCCAAGCGCCACGGGACGAAGTTCTCGTGCCGGAAGGTCGAGGACGGCTGGCGGGTCTGGAGGGTGGCGTGAAACTGCGCAGCAAGGCCGACAAGGAGTTCAGCAAGAAGATGGGCAGGGGTATCCAGCCCCAGACGCTGGAGAAGCTGGCACGGCCCGTAAAGCCCCATAAGAGCCGCGAGCTCACGACGCAGGAATGGAAGTTCGTCCACGAGTTTGTGTCGGGGGACGGCCATGTGACGTTGCAGGAGGCCGTGGTCCGTGCGGGGTGGCCCGAGAAGAACGCCAAGCGTAGGGCGGAGGATCTGACCAACCCGGATGTCAACCCGCACATCGTCGCGGCCATCCAGAAGGTCCGGGCGGAGATGGCCGAGAAGTACGGCACGACCTACGAGCGGCACATGCGGGACCTTCAGGTCATCCGGGACCAAGCGCTGTCCGCGGGGGCCTACGGGGCCGCCGTACAGGCCGAGTATCGTCGAGGGCAGGCCCTTGGGACGATTTACATCGACCGCAAGGAGATTCGGCACGGCACGATTGACTCCATGAGTAAGGAGGAGGTCATGCGCAAGCTCGAGGAAATCAAGAAGCTCTACGGCAACGGCAGCCCCATCATCGATGTCACGCCGCAGCAGGTGGAGGAAAGCCTCGAGGAGCCGATCCAGTTGGAACCCCCCGAACCGGAGCCCTCCGAGGAGCCTGTGGATGCCGTCAAAGCCCGAAACAAGCCTGTACCAAAGGCTAAAGGAAAACCTCCCAAACTGCCTTATTACCCGGATTGAGTCGCGGGTAAATCTGGGCATCCCGGACTGCTTCATCGCGTTGAAGCAGACGGGGGAGTTTGTCCCGGTCGAGCTGAAGGTGGTGAAACGCGGGCGCAAGGTGGCTTTGTCGCCGCATCAGATTGCCTTTCACGCCCGGCACGCGGAGCTGGGGGTGCGGACGTTCATTCTGGTCCTGTACGTGCCTCCCGGTAAGGTGGCCTCGAGGGAGGGGCAGCTCTTGCTGTTTTCTGGAAAGCAAGTGTTCGAGCTCGCGAAGTCCGGCATCGATACGGACCCCGTTGTGGGCTATCACTACGGTGCGGTCCCGTGGAACATGCTGATGTACACCCTTGCGGAGGCGTGAGCCGTTGGTATAGATTCGCGGGGCTGGGATGTTCCAGCGTAGAAAGTTAGAAAGGAGACGACAATGGAAGAGCATACCTTGGGCCCTTGGAGCGTCGATGGATCGGCCACAACAGATTTTGATGTTGTGTGTGCCGATGGGCGCATCGCAATGGTTAACGGCGAAGACTGGAGTGCTGATATGGCAGAGGCAAATGCTTATTTGCTGGCGGCAGCTCCCGAGCTGCTGGGTGCCGTGCAGCTTGCCTTGCGCGCACTCAATGTCGCGCCCCGGTTTAAGGTTCCGGGTGCGGGGGATAGTTACGAGGTTTGCTCAGAGCTCGAGCGAGTGCTTCGCAAGGTTGAGGGAACCCTATGACACAGCACACGCCCGGCCCGTGGAGAGTGGGCAGCAATGGTGCGAGCGTTAAGGTTGTGGATACCGCCGACAAGGCCATCTGCATGTTGACCCCGCGCCGCGATATGTGGAACGGCGATCTAATCGCATCGGCGCCCGCATTACTTGCCGCAGCACAGGCCGCTCATGCGCTGCTTACCGACCCGGACGCGGACGAATTCGCCGCCAGCCGTGTGGAGGCGCTGCTTGCTGGCGCGATTACTGCTGCATTAGGGGGAGCCTGAATGAAAAGAAAACCGTTCCCACCGGGGCCGTTAAAGCTACCGGACGAACCGCCACCAAAAAAGAACATAGTGCGTTTCGTACTTTTTATGCTTTGGCAATCGATACTGCACCGAAGGGGCCGCTAGGCCATAACAGAAAGGAGAAAGCGAGGGGACTTGCACGCGCTTTTTATTTCGTGAGAGTATTGCGATGTCGGGCCTATGTCGGGCCCGCACTAGAAAGGAGAAAGTCACTATGGCTTATAAGAAATACGCCCGTACTTGCGACGAGTGCGGCGCGGGGATGAACGAGGGCTACTGCATCGACAGCGGCTGTGAGTATTACTGCTCCGACGCCTGTCTGCACAAACACCACACGCCCGAAGAATGGGAATCCATGTACGCCGACGGCGACGGCGATTCGTACTACACAGAGTGGGGAAACGAGGACCCCGACGAGTATCTCGCTGACGAGGACGACCCCGCGCCGAACACGTTGGCCGTGGAGATAGAGAAGGATGGCGGAATCGGTGCGTTCGAGATGTTTAAGAAACAACTGCGCGACCAAGGTCTCGACCCCGACAAGTACGAGTTCGTCAACTGGACCATCACTTGCGATGTGCAAATTAAAGAAGGGGAGGACAAATGAGCGCGCAACGTTGGGAGGTGCTGACCCTTATCGGCAACCATTGGGAGAACGTCTGGAGCATCGATGATGAGCCGTGGACGTTTGCTAGTTATGCGCAAGCTGAGGAAGAAATCCACGAGCATATTCGTGACTGCGAATTGGCTATACAGGCGGGCGATATGGCGGACGCGCCAACTCGTGACGCGTTTCGCATCGCGCCTTGTGTCGCGTCGGTAACAGGGTAACTCCCGCATGGGGCCGGCCCGCTTGCGCTGGCTTTTTATTTCGTGAGAGTATCGCGACGTCGGGCCCATACCGGGCCCGCACTAGAAAGGAGAAAGGCGCCATGCTGAAGACCGTTCGCCAGTCTGCAAACCGAAAGACCGGCCCGATAGCTGTCACGTATCGGGCGGGCTCCGGGGATGTTTTCAACACTTGCCCGGCCACGTGCCCGCTCAACCCGCGACCCGATAAGGGCGCTAGGGATCTGGACGCGGAATATCTCGAAGCTGTCCGGCACGCGGTACCGCGAAACGGTACCGCGTGGACCTATTCGCATTTCCCGGCGGACCAGCTCCCGGTGCCAGCTCCCGGCGAGACCGTGATAAACCACAGCGCCGACACGCTCGAGGGCGCCATAGATGCCACGGCGAAAGGGCGCGCGGCCGTGCTTACGGTAGCGAAGGGCGCCACGTGGCCGGCCCGCGTCGGGGATGTCCGGCTCGTACGTTGCCCGGCCGAAGTGTCGGACCGTATCAACTGCGCCACATGCGGGAACGGCCGCCCGTTGTGCGCTCGAGGGGCGGACCGTCGGCTTGTGGTCGTATTCGAAGCCCACGGCGCGCAAGCTGCACGCGTCGGGACCGATAAGGCCGGCGGCTGTTACGGCGCCGGCGGCCCCGTGGCGCTGCAATGGTCCCGCACCAGCACGGGCGGGGCCCGGGATGACGTGGCCGCCCTCGAGCAATTCGCCCGGGAGCTCCCGCCGGGCTCATTCCTGCGGCACCACGTCGTCGGCGACCTAGGCCGCCCCGACTAGGGGCCCCTTGTTTACTTTTTATTTTTTCAGTTAGTATTCGGGCCGGGACAATTTCGTCCCGGCCAGAAAGTAAGAAAGGAGATTCCACCATGTCGACACTCATGCAAGCTTCCCGCCAGTGGTCCACCCGCCCGCCGGAAGAGCGCTTTACCAGCTTGCCCGCCATGCGCGCGCAGCTCGAACAGCTCCGCGCGAATTCCCGCGCGGCCGTGTTTAGCTCCCGCCAGCTTGGGGTGATCCCTACGGACGACAACGCGGGCATTCTTATCGAGGGTCCGAGTGGCCACACGGCCGCCCCCACCAATTGGGCCTTCGGCCAGCTCGCGACGTTGTCCGGCGCCCCGGCCGCGTATCTGCGCAGCTTGCCGGCCCCGCTGGCCGCGGATTGCCTGAACTACGGGTTGAAGGTCGAACGCGACGCAACCGATACCGGCGTGCTACTCACGCGCGGCGCCGACGGGCTCGAGCTCCGGGCGGCCACCGGCCCGCGCTATGGCCGTATATGGAATGTCGACGTGGTGCGGTCGCTGGAAGAGAGGTTCGGCGACGGCGTGACGGGCGATTTTCGCGTGCCCGGTGAATTCGGCCGCGGGCTCGCCGAAGTGACTTCGGCGAACACGACACTCTTCGCCGGTGACCGTGACATGTTCGTTTTCCTCGCTGACGAAAAAAATCGTATTGAGCTCCCGGGCCGCCGCGACGGGAAGACTGGCCAGCTCGCCCGTGGGTTTTTCGTCACCAATTCCGAAACCGGCGCCAGCGCCCTCAAAATCAAAACCTTCCTCTTCGACTACGTGTGCGCGAATCGCATCGTGTGGGGCGCTCACGAGCTCGAGGAAATCAGCATTCGCCACACGGCCAGCGCCCCGGACCGTTTCCTCGAAGAGGCCGCCCCGGCCCTGCTCGAGTACTCGCGCGCGAGCGCCTCGAGCGTGTCGAACGTCCTGCGGGCCGCGCAAGCTTCCAAGGTCGACAAGGTCGACGCGTTTCTTGCGTCGCGTTTCGGGCCCCGTATCGCGGAGCGTGTTAAGGCCGTGCACGTGACTGAAGAGGGCCGCCCGATTGAGACCGTGTGGGACGCGGTAACCGGCGCCACGGCCTACGCCCGCAGCATCCCGTGGACGGCGGAGCGTGTGGAATTTGAAGAGCTCGCGGGCGGGCTTCTCGAAGAGGTCGATGCGTAAGGCCCGGCCAGCTCTCGCTGGCCGTCCTCGAGGGGCCCCTTGCGGGGCCCCTTTTTTATTTTTGTTGACTCGGCGATACTTGACGCCCCGGCGCATGGTGCGCCGGCCAGAAAGGAGAAGGCACAATGTCCAAGTTCGTTAAATTCGAAATGACATGGGAGAGCACATTACCGTTGCTGCTCGCGATACTTGCGGATGGTGACTCGAAGGGGCGCAAGTTCGCCCGCGAGGAGCTGCAACGCATGGCACGGGCCGCGGATGCCATGGCACGGGAAGCGCCGGCCGAAGAGGTCGACGCGTAAGGCCCGGCCGGCTCCCGCTGGCCGCTCTCGAGGGGCCCCGAAAGGGGCCCCTTTTTTTATGCCCGCGCGTGCCCGCTCCGGGCCGCCTACGCCCGCTCTCGAGGGGCCGCCCTCGAGCTCCCGTGGCCGTGTGGTATCGGGGCCGCGGCCGCCCTTCCCGGGCCCTTTCTCGAGCTCTCCCGGCTCCCGCTCCCGCCTTCGAGCTCCGGGGCCGCTCCCGGCCATGGCTGGCCCGTGGGCCTTGGTTAGTGATCTATGAAAGTTTGCGCGCGGTATCGAGCGCCCGTGGGCGGGATTGTCCGCGGGCCGCTCTATTTTTCTCGAGTGTTTTGGGGGCCTTTCCCTGGTAAATGCCCGTTGGGGCCTTTCGCCCTGGTACGTGGTCCGCGGGCCGTGGTGCTCGAGCTGGGGGCCGCCGGCCGTGGTCCGTAGCTGGCCGCCGGCCGTGGTCCGTAGCTGGCCGCCCGCGGCCCTCGAGCTGGGGGCCGCCGGCCGTGGTCCGCGGCTCGCTGGCCCCGGCCCTAATCTTTGAGAAATCTTTGGGAAATCTTTGGGCGAGCTGCACGGCGCCACGGCCTAGGGGAATTCCGCGCCCCCGGGGCCCAAAAAACAGGCCGCTTTGTTGGCTTCGCGGGCGTATGCCTGATTTCAGACAGTCAATGTGCGGCTAAAGAGAACGGGGTACCCGGGTAGAAAAAAACCACCCCGGTTGATCAACTTGTCAACTTGTGCAAAAATTTTGCGCATATGAAAAGCAATTCGACCCCATGAGCGCCGTTCCGAAGGAGATCGAGGAGGAGCGTCTGCGGTTGGAATACCGGCTGATGCTGCTCGACACGCAGGACAAGGCGCGCAAGAACTTCATCGACTTCGTGCGCTATGTGTGGCCCTCGGCAATCCTGGGCGAGCATCACCGGCGCATGGCGAGTGCGTTTGACCGCATTGCCAGCGGGACGCTGAAGCGGCTGATCGTGAACATGCCGCCCCGTCACACCAAGTCGGAGTTTGCGTCGTATCTGCTGCCCGCGTACCTGATGGGCCGTAACCCCAACCTTCAGGCCCTTGAGGCGACGCACACGGCGGAGCTTGCCGTTAAGTTCGGCCGCAAGGTGCGTGACCTGATGGACAGTGACCGCTACAAGGAGCTGTTCCCCGAGGTGGTCCTGAAGCAGGACAGCAAGGCTGCCGGCCGGTGGGACACGAACGCGGGCGGTAGTTACTTTGCAGTCGGCGTGGGCGGTGCCGTGACCGGCCGCGGTGCGGACATCTTGATCATCGACGACCCGCATTCGGAACAGGACGCGCTGTCGGAGCTTGCGCTAGATAACGCCTGGGACTGGTACCAGGGCGGTCCGCGTACCCGTTTGCAGCCGGGCGGTGCGATCGTGCTCGTGATGACGCGCTGGGGAACGAAGGACCTGACGGCCCGGCTGCTCAAGGCGCAGGCCAGCCGTGGCGCGGACAAGTGGGAGGTCATTGAGTTCCCGGCGATCCTGCCGAGTGGCAAGCCGTTGTGGCCGGAGTTCTGGAAGCTCGAGGAGTTGGAATCGGTCAAGGCATCGCTATCGGTCCAGAAGTGGAACGCGATGTACCAGCAGCAGCCGACAAACGACGAGGGTGCAATCCTCAAGCGTGAGTGGTGGCGGGTCTGGCCGGATCCGAATCCCCCGCTTGTGAACTACATCATCCAGAGCTATGACACGGCCTACAGCAAGAAGGAGACGGCGGACTTCTCGGTGATCACGACCTGGGGAGTGTTTTACCCGGACCAGGACTCGGGGCCGAACATCATCCTGTTGGATGTCGTACGGGGCCGGTGGGACTTCCCGGAGCTCAAGCGCATTGCGAAGGACGAGTACAAGCACTGGAATCCTGATAATGTGCTGATCGAGGCGAAGGCCACGGGTGTCACGCTCCAGCAGGAGCTGCGGCGGCTGGGCATCCCTGTCACCATGTACACCCCTGGCGGTCGTCGTTCGGGCACGGACAAGATCAGCCGGGCGCATGCGGTGGCGCCTGTGTTTGAGTCGGGGATGGTCTGGGCCCCGGACACTGATTGGGCGGAAGAGCTGGTCGAGGAGTGCGCTGCGTTCCCGAACGGCGATAACGACGACATGGTCGACTCGACGACGCAGGCGATCATGCGGTTCCGTCAGGGCAACTTCGTGACGCTGAACACGGACGAGAAACCGGAGCCGTCTGGACGCACGCTTGCTCCTGAATACTACTGAGGCCTAGAATGTCAAGGCCGCTCCTCTGAGGATGATGCGCCATGGCCAAAGCCAAGAAGTCCGCGAAGAAAGACACAGCGTCGTTTATCAAGAAGGTTGCTTCCGCAGGCCGTGGGGGCGACACGGAGTTGGCTTACCTCAGCCCCAAGGCCCGTGAGCTGTTGAAGAAGCTCGGTGGCGCGGGGACCAAGAACCCGAAGACGAAGCTGCGCGAGTATCAGCCTGTGTTTGGGATGGAGGCGCTTGGTGAGGGGGAGGAGCCGTTAGGCTTGTTTGGGGATAACCCGATGATGCCTGCGCCTCGATCGGAGGTTGTGGCTCCCCCGTTCCCCGGGTTTTCGGTGGCTCCTGACACGATGCGCACTCAGGTAGAGCCTGAGTCGGAGCCCCCGGTGGCCGCGCAGCCTGGCTCTGCGGCGGCGGATCTTCAGCAGTTTGCTCCCCCTGCGTACACCCCGCCGAGGGTTTACGAGTCCCCTGGCGCTCCGCCGAGTCCGGTGTATGGCCGGCCGTCCTTCCTGCCTCCTGTTGCGGAAGAGCGGGACTACATCCCGAGGCAGCAGCCAGAGGACGCTCCGGTCTTCGAGCCCGCTGCCCCGCCGCCGACAGCCTCTGGCATGGCCATGAGTGCGGATGCGGCCGAGCGTGCTCGTCTGCGGCGAGAGACGCGCGAGCAGGAGGATCTTTTACGGCCTCCGTTTGGCGTTGGCAATCGTCCGGGGTTGGTCAACCCCAATGTTCGCCAGCCCGTTGACGAAGAGGCCATTCGCCGTGCACAAGAAGAGGCTGCTCGCCGAGCAGCAGAAGAGGAGGCAACCCGTCGTGCAGCAGAAGCAGAAGCCGCCCGCAAAGCCGCGGAAGAAGAAGCTCGTCGTAAGGCCGAGGAAGACGCCAAGCGCGTCGCCGATGAAGCCGCCCGTAGAGCCGCTGAAGAGGCCGCTCGTCGAGCGGCTGAAGAGGAAGCTGCTCGTCGTGCGATGCAGGATGCGGCGGCTGCTCGAGCGGCTGGGGAAGCCCGTCGCCTAGCGGAAGAGAACGCTCGTCGGATGGCGGCTGAAGAGGCCGCCCGCCGTGCAGCGGAGGAAGCTCGCCGCAGGGCGGAGGAAGAGCAGAGGAACCGGCCTCCTCCGAGGGAGGAGCCGCCCCCGGGCGGTGGTACCGGAGGTGGTACCGGAACGGCGCCCCCCGGGCTGATCGACAGCAAGTTGCCGGTCAATCCTCCGACCACCCGGCCGCCGAAGGACGAGATGGGTCCTGTCCGTACGGCCGACTTCATCGACAGGAACCTGAACGGCATCGACGATCGCGACGAGAAGCCGGACACCGGCACGCCGGCGCGCGGCGGGTTCAACTTTAACTGGAACGCGATCGACCCGAACAGCGATGTCGGCCGGTTGCTTGGTCGGATTGGAAAGCCCCCTGCCGGCCGTGAGCCGCGGACCGGACGCGGGACTCCTGGTGGTGGCAGAACGCCTCCTCCGCAGACGGGCGGGGGAAGGCCCGCTCCTGCGCCTACCCCTGCGCAGCCTCCGGTCAACATCCCTGTGTCGCCTCCGGCCACGGGCATTCCTGGTGGCGGGTACATCCCGACCGCGAACATTCCGACGCCGGGGTATATTGCGAACCCCTTGCCCGCTGCCCCGGGCCAAGGCACATCGACCCCGTATTTCACGCCGACTCCTGGGGCCTTGAGCCCTGGCACGTTGCCCTCGAGCGTGCGGTTACCGAGCTTGCAGACGAGCGATCTGCCGTTGCAGGCGCTTGCTGCGAACCCGAACCTTGGGCCGACGATGTTGGGTGGGGCGCAGAACGCGGGGTATTACACGGACCGTTTTGGCAACATCATCCTGTCGCCTGGGGCGGTGCGTCCGACGGGGCGTGCGAAGGGTGGTCCGTCTTCGGATGCTGAGTTGCTTGCGCTCTTGAAGGGTGACAGCAAGGACTCGTATGCGGAGTCGATGAAGAACATCGACTCTGCGCGTGGCATGTTGGAGAGTTTGTCGGAGTCGCCTGGTGAGACGCAGGTGGAGTTTAGCGCGACGCCTATTTCCCAGACCGTGCGCCGTGCGACGCGGCGGCCGGTTCGTCAGGAGACGGACCGGGGGACTGCGAAGGGCATGGCCATGGAGCTTGAGTCGTTGACCACGGCCCAAGAGCCACGGCGCGCGCCTGACACGCTCGCGGAGCTTCTCAAGATGTCCGAGTCTGTGCGCTCGCGGGATGCGATGTCGGCGAAGGATTTGATGCGTGACACCTTTGGCGCGGAGAAGTTGACCAAGAAGCAGTTATCGCGGCTCGGGGATCTGATGACGCGTCGGTTTAACGAAGGCGGTGAGGCGAAGGGCGTGCTTCGTGAGCAGTTGGACGAGCTTATCGAGCTGTCCGGCCGTGGCGCGCGAAAGGCGAAGCGTGGTGCAGCGGAGTTTTTGAAGATTGCGGACATTCCGCGGCGTGCCGAGCGGGAGTCGGTTGCGGCGTATGGTCTCAAGGAGTCTGGCGGCGGCAAGGCCGATGCGATGCGGCACCTGATGTATCAGGCGGATCTGACTCGCAGGATTGGCCCGAGAACGGCGAACGTAGTGAGCCGTTTGCATGAGTTTACTTCGCCCGGGCAGTCGGATGAGGAGGAGGCGATGGATCTCTTCAACGACGCGTTGGGCCGGGAGATCGGCGAGCTGGCCATGACGGACGAGGATGTTGTGCGGCTCGCGCGCGAGTACGTGGACAAGAACAAGGCCCGGGTCCTGCCGAAGGGAGAGCGTACGGGGTACGCCAAGGGCGGAGCGGTAAAGCAAAAGAAGCCATGAAGAACGCGCTGTCAGGGCTCAAGGTACGACCGAAGCGCCGCGCGAAGGGCAGCCCGCGTACGGGAGAGACGAGCGCGGATCTGTATCGTTCGTTACTAGAGAGCTCCGATTTGTCGCGTTCAATACCGACGAGTCCCCCGAGCGGCGCGCCGGTCAAGCAGCCTGGTTGGAGAGATTTGAAATCCTATGACCCGCAGGTATTGAGTGCTGCTGCGGGCCGTGGCATTACGAGCGCGCTTGAAGGCATGGCGCAGACGTTCGGTGGCGCGCGGGACTATCTTGGTGGGTTTATGCAATCGGTGCGCGAGCGATCGCCTGTCGAGCTACAAGGCACCGCCCCCGCACGAAGCAAAGAGACGTATGAGTCGGTCAATCGTGCTGTATCGCAGGCGGCGCAAGACCCGCTGACCACGGCCAAGAACCTGGCTTCAGCGTTTGTAGATGTCGGCGTTCAGGCCGCCAAATCCCCTGCCAGCATGACGGAGTTCATTGCGGGCAACCTTACGCCGGGCGGGCGTTCAAAGCCTGTGATGACGCAAGTCGTCAAGCCCAAGGGCGGGGACTTCCTGTCTAAATTGGACGCGATTGAAAAGCTAAAGTTCCGGGAGTTGGACGGGGGCGGCCCGCCAGAACAAAAGGTTATCAATAGTTGGCTTGACACTAAGCTGTCTAAGTACGTCCGCAATGAGATGGCAACGCCGGAGGATCCGATCCGCAAGCTGGCGGAGCAGGGCATTCTGCATGTGAATCCAGCCATGATTAACTACGATCCGGTGCGATACGGCGATCCCGATCTTGGTCCTAACGTACAAGCACTGATGGCGGAGTCTCCAGCCGCTCAGGTCTGGGAAGGTGCCACTGACTACATGATGGGATATAACCTTGTTGGAGACCTTTCGGGATTGCAGTCGTCTAGCCGCCCTGAAGTGCGTAGGTTTTTTGAAGATAATCCTTGGATCGTTGAAGTATCGAAAAAGGATCCAAATCGAAAGCTTTATCTTCCTTCTGAAAATTTGGGATCCGATCTCGGCTTTGACCATCTCCGAGACGAACTACTCAACTCCATCGACCCGGGTGGGGACCTGCCGCAGCAGCTTCGTCTGACCAACGAGCAGCTCGGCCGCATGTCCGTGCCGGATGCCGTGCGGCATGTCAGCAAGATCAACAAGTGGCGTGAGAAGCAAAAGTTCGAGGCTAACTTTGCATTGGCAAACAACGCAGCCACCGCGCCGTTTAAGGATTACCCGGACCAGAAGTACGGGTGGTTTCAGCTTAGGGCAGACACCCCCGAGGGTCGGGGGGCGCTACAGGAGGCCCTGCGATACGAAGGCGACATGATGGGGCATTGTGTTGGTGGTTACTGCAACGATGTGTTTGCGGGAAGATCCGCGATCTACTCGCTCCGTGACAAGAGGACGGGTGCTCCGCATGTGACGATCGAAGTCGAGCAGTATGGTTCTTTCGACGAGTCTAAGCGACGGATCGATGCGATGTATCCGGATCTCGACGAGAACGAAAAGATGCGGATGCTCGACGAGCAGGGCTGGCTTGATGAAAACGGAGACCCGCTTCCGACTCCGCTTGGAAGGATTGTTCAGATTAAGGGCAAGGGCAATAAAAAGCCGAAGGACGAATACATCCCCTTCGTGCAGGACTTTGTTAAAAGCCAGAACTGGGACATGGTCCAGGATCTGGAAAATACGGGCCTGATTGACCTCAACAGCAGTCGAATCACAGAGAACTGGGTTGAGAATAAGATGGCGGCTCATCTTGCTCGGCAAGTACTCGAGGACATGCAGAAGGAAGGCGCGCGCTTTGTCACGCTGGACGAACTCAATGCTCGTCACAGGGCCTTGGTCAAGGAGCGTGTAGCCGCGCGCAAAGCCGCGGAGCCACCTGAAGCAAAAGCCGCACGACAACAGTTGCGCGAGCTGCGCCGTGCCGAACGTCGACAGGAGCGAGGCGAGTAGCCTTTCATCACGAAACGTATTAGGATATCAACATGCCAATTGATAAAGCGATCAACCAAGCCCCTGACGCAGGCGTCCTGGTCATTGCCGGGGGTCCGCCAGAGGAGGCCCCGGAGATCGAGATCGTCCTGGAGCCGGATGGCGGGGCGGTCATCGAGATTGGCGAGGATGAGGCGAAAGAGGTCGACTTCTACGCGAACCTTGCGGAGGTAGTAGACCCGGATGACCTTGGTCGGATTGCCATCGATGTCTCGGCGATGTTCGAGGCGGACAAGGGATCGCGGTCGGATTGGGAGCAGATGTACGCCAAGGGCCTGGAATTGCTGGGCCTGCGCATGGAAGAGCGCACCAAGCCCTTCCGTGGCGCCTCTGGCGCGACGCATCCGATGCTGCAAGAGGCGATCATCCAGTTCCAGTCGCAGGCGTTTAAAGAATTGCTGCCCGCGGGTGGCCCGGTTCGCACGCAAGTACTAGGCAAAGAGACCGTCGACAAGTTCCAGCAAGCCGCGCGCGTGCAGGACTTCATGAATTACCAGCTCACGACGGTGATGGAGGAGTACACCCCGGAGTTCGACCAGCTCCTGTACTACACCGGATACGGCGGATCGACCTTCAAGAAGGTCTATTACGACTTTCAGCTCGGTCGGATGGTCTCCCGCCTGTGTCTGGCGGACGATGTGTACATCCCGTACAACGGTTCGAGCGTTGTTTCGCAGTGTTCGCGGCTGACGCACCGCATTGCGATGGACTCAAACGAGTTCCGCAAGCGCGTTTTGATCGGCGAATACCTCGATATTGCGGTTGACCTCGAGCCGACGCCCGCGGACCCGAGCAAAATCCAGGCGGCAATCGACAAAGTGACGGGTGTGCAGCCGACGGACCAGGCTGGCGAGGTGTTTTTGCTCGAAATGCTGGTCGATTTGGACCTGCCGGGCTTTGAAGAGATTGGCGAAGACGGCGAACCGACGGGAATCAAGCTTCCGTACGTCGTTACGCTCGCCGAAGACTCGCTCAAGGTCATCGGAATCCGCCGAAACTGGCGCGAAGACGATGAACTGAAGCGTCGGCGCAACTATTTTGTCCATTACGTGCTGGTGGAAGGCCCCGGCGCGTACGGTTTGGGCTTTGTGCACCTCATCGGCGGCCTTTCCAAGTCGGCGACGAGCGCGTTGCGGCAGTTGATCGACGCCGGAACGCTTGCCAACCTGCCTGCGGGCTTCAAGGCCAAGGGCGCGCGCATCGCGGACGACTCGGATCCGATCCAACCGGGCGAGTGGCGCGACATTGACGCCGGTGGCGCGGAGTTGCAGTCGTCTTTGCTGCCGCTTCCGTACAAGGAGCCGAGCCAAGTGCTGTTTGCGCTGCTTGGATTCCTCGTAGACGCCGGCAAGCGCCTCTCGAGCACGGCCGACATGCAGGTCGGCGACGGAAATCAGTACGCGCAGGTCGGCACGACGCTCGCATTGCTCGAGCGTGGCTCCATGGTGATGTCGGCGATCCACAAGCGCCTGCATTACGCCCAGTCGCTTGAGTTCCGGCTGCTCTTTGAGGGCTTTGGACAGTATCTTGAGGATGAGTACCCGTACGATGTGCCGGGGGCGAGCCGCAAGGTCAAGCGCACGGATTTCGACAAGATCGTTTCGGTGCTGCCGGTTGCTGACCCGAATATTTTCAGCTCCGCGCAGCGCATCCAGCTTGCACAGATGCAGTTGCAGATGGCGCAGGGCGCCCCGCAGATGCACAACATGTACGAAGCGTACTACCGTGTGTATTCCGCGCTGAACATCCGCGACATCGACGGCATCTTGATCCCGCAGAACAACCAGATGCCCCGTGATCCGGCGTCCGAGAACTCTTCTGTGTTGAACGGGATGAAGCTCAAGGCCTTCCCGGGCCAGCAGCATGACGCGCACATCGTCGCTCACTTGATCATGGGCATGTCGCCGCTGCTTCAGGCCGCGCCGATGTCGGCGATGGAGCTTCAGCAGCACATTTTCGAGCACGTGCGCATCAAGGCTGAAGAGGACGTTGAGGCGGACATCTTCAAGGCGTACGGCACCGACCCCGATCGACTGGTGTCGCCGATCCAGAAGGAAGGCATGGTCGCGATTAAGATCGCCACCTACTTGCAGGAGCTCAAGAACCTGCAAGGGCAGCTTTCTGGCGAGGCGGCTGGCGGCGGGGAGGACCCGTTGGTGGCGCTCAAGAAGCAGGAGCTCGATCAGCGCGCCGCGGCCGACCAGGCCAAGATGCAGTTGGATCAGGCGAAGTTGCAGCTTGAGTCGCAAAAGGCCCAGCAGTCGATGCAGATTGACCAGGCGAAGTTACAACTTCAGTTACAACGAGGAGGGCGAAATGCCGCTTAAAAAGGGATCGAGCCAGAAGACGATCAGCCGCAATATTGGCGAGCTTGTCGGCACCTACAAGGAAAAGGGCCGCATTGGCACGAGCAAGCCGAAGAGCAAGTCCGCTGCGGTGAAGCAGGCGGCAGCGATCGCGTATGCGAAGGCCGGCAAGTCGCGCGGCATGAACGACGGCGGCGTCATGGGTGCTGTGCGCACGGTCAAGAAGAAGGATGGCAACCGCCCAGTCAAGATTTACTAAGTCGATAAGCGCCTCGGCCGGTGCGCAAAACTGGCTGCTTTTTCATGGAAACCAACCATGCTTGAATTTGCAGAAGCAGTGCTTCGTGAGATCAGATCTCTTAGAGAAAGCTCGGAACAAATCGTCCTAAATGGAACGATCGCCGACATGGAGCGGTATCGCTTCATGATGGGTCGCCTTGAAGGATTGAAGCTGGTTGAGGATTCCGTAAAGCGACTACTGAAGTCTCGAACGGATGACGACGGCTTTTTGATCTAAAGGAGAACCAACGTGAATGCGATAGTTAAAGAGCCCACGGCTTTAGAGAAGAAGTGGGCGGAAGAGGCCGCAGCGCATGTTCCGTCCCTGGAAGATGCCTACACGGCCGAAGGGCTCAAGCCCGACAAGCTCCATGCGGCGGTACTCAACCGCATCCCCACCCCGACCGGGTGGCGCATTGCGATCCTGCCCTACCGGGGCGCGGAGAAGACCAAGGGTGGCATTGCCTTGGCCGAAGAGACCCAGCGCAAGCAGCAGGTTTCGACGGTGTGTGGCTATGTCCTCAAGGTTGGGCCTATCGCCTATGGCGATGAGGTCAAGTTCCCGACCGGCCCGTGGTGCAAGGAGGGGGATTGGATCATCTTCGGCCGCTATGCCGGCGCGCGGATCCCGATCGATGGCGGGGAGATTCGTTTGATTAACGACGATGAGGTCTTGGGGATCGTTGCCGATCCTGAAGACGTCCTTCACATGTGGTAAGGAGATCCGAGATGAACGAACAGTTGGAATTTAACGTCGGCGAGGGCGAGCAGCCCGCGACCGTACAGGTGCCCGTTGAGGAGGAGGCCCCAAGGCTGCCTCTGGTGACGGAAGAGGAGCCGCGGCAGGCTCGTAAGGAAGAGGAGCTGGACCAGTACAGCGAGGGGGTGCAGAAGCGCATCAACAAGCTGACGGCCCGGCTTCGCGAGACCCAGCGCCGTGAGCAGGCGGCCTTGGAGTATGCCAAGCAGGTGCAGGCCCGGGCTCAGGAGCTCGAGCAGCAGTATGTCCGTACGGACGAGGAGCGGCTGGTTGAGGCCAAGAGCCGGGTTGAGACGCAGGCGGTGGCCCTCAAGCAGATCATCCGCAAGGCCCGTGAGGAAGGTGACATTGACACCGAAACCGAGGCCCAGCAGCGGTTGACCGCCCTGACGATGGAGCAGGGGCAGCTAGACTCTGCCACGGCCCAGCGCCAGGCCTACTTGCAACAGCAGCAGTATGCCGCCCAGCAGGCGGCTTATCAGGCCCAGCAGGCCCAGCAGCCCGCCCAGCAGCAGCAGGTGGACCCGCGAGTGGAGGAGTGGGCGGAAAAGAACAAGTGGTATGGCCGGGACAACGTCATGACCCATGCCGCCTGGGGTATCCACCGCCAGTTGATCCAAGTTGAGGGATTTGACCCCAGCTCGGATGAGTACTATGATGAACTTGACAAACGTATTCGAGACGCCTTTCCCCAGAAGTTTGGGGACGGCGGAGCGAGCACGCAGAGCAGGGCCCGTAACGTGCAAACGGTTGCGCCTGCCTCCCGATCCTCCGGGATCAACAACACAGCACGCCGCACTGTCAAATTGACCCCAAGTCAAGTGGCAATTGCTAAAAAGCTGGGTGTTCCTCTCGAGGAATACGCCAAGTACGTGAAGGAGTAACACATGTCGGACGTCAAATTGCCTTCTCTGAACCGCGCTTCGCGCGAGACCGAATCTCGTACGAAGACCGCGCGACGCCGTCCGTGGGCACCTCCTTCCCGGCTTGATGCGCCACCGGCTCCCATGGGATACAAGCATCGTTGGATTCGGGCTTCGGCAGGTGGGGTGGAAGACCGCACGAACATTGCAGGTCGTCTCCGTGAGGGGTACGAGCTGGTTCGTGGGGACGAGTACCCTGACTTTCCGGTCTCAACGACGGATGATGGCCGACACGCTGGTGTGATCAGCGTGGGAGGTCTGCTTCTGGCACGTATCCCGGAAGAGACGGTTGAAGAGCGCAACAAGTATTACCGCGAACGAGCGAACAACCAAATGCAGGCTGCGGACAACGAGCTCATGAAGAGCAATGCTCATGGAAGCATGCAGATTGAGCGACCGACCCGTAGGTCTCGCGTTTCATTCGGCGGCTCTAAAAAAGCCAGTGAATAACTTTTTTTGAGGATAATCAAATGGCAAATGTAGACAAAGCCTTTGGTTTCCGTCCTCTCGGCAATCTGTCTGCGACTGGTGCTCAGAAGCAGTACGGCTACGAGATTGCGGATAACCAGAGTGGGGCGATCTATCAGGGCGACCTGGTGACGATCGTCAATGGCTATGTCGTTAAGTTCCTCCCGGCGACGCATGCTGCGGCGCTTGGAGTGTTTAACGGCTGCTTCTATATCGATCCGACGACGGGCAAGCCGACCTGGAAGAACTACTATCCCGGCAGCGTCAACATCACCTCGGGCACGATTGTTGCCGACGTGATCGACGATCCGAGCCAGTTGTTCATTGTCCAGGCTGATGGAGTCATCGCTCAGGCCAACATTGGCAAGAACGCTGACGTCATTGGAACTGGCGGAAGCTCCACCACGGGTGTCTCTTCGATGGAGCTGAACACGGCTACCATCGCGGACACGGCGGCACTGAACCTGAAGATTGTTGGCCTCTGGAATGTTACGGGCAACTCGCTTGGGGAATTTGCCGTGGTCGTTGTGAAAATCAACGAGCACCTGTATGGCAGCACCGGCGTCAAGGCCGTAACCTGATTATAGGGGCATAAAGACATGGCAATTTCACGTGCACAACTTGTTAAGGAGCTCGAGCCGGGTTTGAACGCCCTGTTCGGCCTCGAGTACAAGAACTACGAGAACGAGCACGCCGAGATCTACTCGGTCGAGAGCTCTGATCGTGCGTTCGAGGAAGAGGTGATGGAGTCCGGCTTTGCCGAGGCTCCGGTGAAGTCTGAAGGCGCTGGCGTCGCGTACGACCAGGCGCAGGAAGTCTACACCGCTCGCTACACCCACGAGACGATCGCTCTGGCGTTCTCGCTCACCGAAGAAGCCGTTGAGGACAACCTCTACGACCGACTCGCTGCGCGTTACACCAAGGCGCTCGCCCGTTCGATGGCGCAGACCAAGCAGATCAAGGCCGCTGACGTGCTTAACGGCGCGTTCACGACCTCGACTGGTGGTGACGGCAAGCCGCTTTGCGCGACGGACCACCCGACCCTGTCGGGCCCGGACCTCGCCAACGAGCTGGCCGTTTCGGCTGACCTAAGCGAGACCTCCCTTGAGCAGGCTCTGATCGACATCGCCAAGTTCACCGATGAGCGTGGCCTGAAGATCGCTGTTCAGGGCCTCAAGCTCATCATCCCGAAGGAACTCATGTTTACGGCTGACCGTATCCTCAAGTCGACCCTCCGTGTCGGCACTGCGGATAACGACATCAACGCCGTGAAGAACATGGGCATGGTGCCGCAGGGCTACACCGTGAACCACTTCCTGACCGACCCGGACGCCTGGTTTATCAAAACCGACGCCCCGAACGGCATGAAGATGTTCCAGCGTGTTGCCATCAAGACTGGTTTCGAGGGCGACTTCGACACCGGCAACGTGCGGTACAAGGCTCGCGAGCGCTATAGCTTCGGCTTCAGCGACCCGCGGGGCATCTTCGGCTCGCCCGGCGCTGCCTAATAGCGGCAAACAGGAGGGGGTCGAAAGACCCCCTTCTTTTATTGGATTTCCTGACTTATAGTTAAGCTGTTCCGGGGCAATCCAGGTACGTCTGACAGACCCGGCTGACGACATGCAGACAGCCGTACCTAACTCGCATGTGAGGACAACATGGCTGTTACGCATTTTTCTGGCCCGCTTCAGTACTCGGGCAAGGGCACCGTCACGGGCGCCTGGGGCACCGATCTCACCATTTCCGCAAACCCGGCCGTCGTCTCGTACTTGGACGACTTTCTCGGCGTTGCGCTTGACAGCACCAACGGCTGGACCGTGGTCAAGGACTCTGGCGCCACCGCCGGCATCGTCGCCGACGCGGTCAATGGCCTTCTCGAGCTGACTTCGGCTGCCACCACGGACAACGACGGCGCGTCGGTCCAGGGCAACGAGGTGTACAAGGCCGCCGTCGATAAGGTCGTGTGGTTTGAGACCCGCCTTCAGTGCAACAAGGTCGACCAGACCGACATTTGCGTCGGCCTCACGGTCAATTTCGCCACGAACCCGGAAAACATGCTGACGGCCGCCGATCGCATCGTGTTCCAGGTTGACGACGGCAATGCCTCGATCCTTTGCAAGACGGAGTCGGGCGGCACCGAGACCTCGACGGACTCGGGTGTGGATCTCGTCAACGATACGGATGCCACGCTTGGCTTCCGCGTGAGCGGCACGGGGTTGGTGGAGTTCTTCGTGAACCGCAAGCTTGTTGCGACGCACACGACCAACATCCCGACCACCGAGTTGGCGCTGGCGGCGATGTCCCTCTCCGGTGATGCCCTTGGCACTCGTTCGACGAAGGTGGATTACCTCTTCGCCTCGGCGACGCGCTAAAAATGGAAGCACCCCGGGTCAGCAATGACCCGGGGTGATTCAGCTTCACCTAGATAAAGGAAGCAGAACAATGAGTTTTGCAAGTGACGTCAAATCCAAAACCGTGACCGGCACTAACGATGCGGTTAACGGCAGAACCAGAGTTCAGGGTATTTACTACACCTGCGGGTCTACTGCGTCGGCCATCACTTTGAAGACGGGTGGATCCGGTGGAACCACCATAATGGAAGTCAAGACGCCCGCGTCCGCTGGGGCGTACGACATTATCATCCCCGATGATGGCATCTTGGCCACGGACGGGGTGCATGTGACGTTTGCCGATGCACAGGTCCTGAGCGTTACCATACTGTATGTGGGCGGAGCCCCGGCGTAATGCCTGGCTTCATGGGCATTGCGCTGCGTGGAGGCGGTGCCGTGCGCAAGGGCATGGGCATCAAGACCTCCGTTAAAAGCGGCAACTTTCGCCCTACGAAGCAGGGCGCAGGCATGACCCGACAGGGCGTGGCTGCGTATCGCCGTGCCAACCCCGGAAGTAAGCTCCAGACGGCCGTGACGGAAAGCAATCCGAGTGCTGCCCGGGCCAAACGACGCAAGTCGTTTTGCGCGCGTTCCGCCGGCCAGATGAAAATGTACCCAGAGGCTGCCAAAAATCCTGACAGCAGGATCAGACAGGCTCGTCGACGATGGAAGTGTTAATCTTTAAGGAGTAAATGACAATGCCCGGTAAATTAAAGATGGTGATGAAGGGCGGGAAAAAAGTCCCGGCCTTTGCTGCCGACGGCGTCGGCAAGATGAAAAAGGGTGGTATGGCCGATAAGAAAGGCCGTGCCATGAAGAGCAAGAGCAAGGATTCGCGCGGTCGCGCGATGCGAGGGTACTAAAATGGCAGGTCGTGGAATGGGTTGTGCCGTCCGTGGTGGCGGTGCCGTGGGCAGTGGCCCGAAGAACAAGATGCTCTCCGAGCCCAGCATGAAGACCGGCAAGGTCTTGATGATGGCCGTGGGGGGCGATGTCAATCAGCACAAGCGCATGGCCATGGGCATGACGGGCGGCGGGATGCCTGGCGGCTACAAGAAGGGCGGTGCGGCTAAGAAGAAGATGAAGGTCAAGAAGATGCGCATGGGCGGATCCTGCGGCTAATCGATGGCTACGTCAGGCACTACAGACTTCAACCTGTCGATTGACGATCTGGTTGAAGAGGCATTTGAGCGTTGCGGCATGCGGGCGACGAGCGGTTATCAGCTCAACTCCGCACGCCGCTCGCTCAATTTGCTGTTTCTGGACTGGGCCAACCGTGGCTTGAACCTTTGGACCATTGAACAGGCGACTTATACGCTGACGCAGGGTGTCAAAGAGATCACATTGCCTACTGATACGGTCAATGTGCTCGAGGCGATCATTCGCCAGAATAGCCAGGGCATCAACAGCGATGTCTACATCGAGCGTATCAGCCGCGAGGACTACCTGAACGTCCCGAACAAGACCTCTGAGGCTCGGCCGGCGCAGTTTTACGTACAGCGCGCCAATCCGACCAAGGTTTTCTTCTATCCGGCGGCGGATCAGACGTATACCTTCGTGTACTACCGCATTCGGCGCATTCAGGATGCGGGGGTGTACACCAACACGGCGGACATCAACTTCCGCTTCCTGCCGTGCTTGGCTTCTGGGCTTGCGTACCAGCTTTCGCTCAAGTTTGCCCCGGATCGGACGGCTGCGCTGAAGGCCATCTACGAAGAAGACTTCAACCGGGCTGCGATGGAGGATCGGGACACTGCCAGCGTGCAGTTTGTGCCCGACATGGGCGTCTAATGGCCTACGCAACCGGCAAATTTTCGTATGGGCTGTGCGATTTCTGCGGCCAACGGTACCCCTACAACGTCTTGCGCAAGCAATGGCAGGGGTTCATGGTCTGCCCGGACGATTACGAGCCGAAAGAGCCCCAGTTGGAGCCTTTGCGGTACCGCGGAGACGCCATTGCGCTGCGAGATCCGCGCCCAGACCGCATTGAACCCGTCTCGGTGTTCGTTGGAGCGCCTGGTTTTACGGCTTTTCAGAGCTATGGATCGGTCCTTAACACGGCTGATATGCGTCCGTATGTGCTAGGACAGGCGCTGATTGCCTTGGGTACGGTCGGATCGGTCACGGTGACGGTCACATGAACTACAGTGAGCTCGTTACGAACATCAGAAACTACTCCGAAGTGGGTAGTAACGTCTTTACGGATGCCGTAATCAACAACTTCATCACTTTCGCGGAGAATCAGATCCTCCGCGAGATCGATTTGGACGTTTTTAAGCTCGAAGTCAGTGGAAACATGACTTCCGGCAACAAATTTCTGACCGCCCCGAGTGACATCCTCACTCATCGTTACATGATGATCACCTCGGGCAGCGATCAGATCTTTTTGGACTTCCGTGACACTTCCTTCATGAAGGAATACTGGCCCAACGGGGCCAGCACGGACGTCCCCAAGTACTATTCGGTGTGGGACCAGAACACGTTCTACATTGCGCCCACCCCGAATGCTAACTTTGTGGTCGAACTTGGCTACATCTACCGCCCTGCGCAGCTTTCGTCGACCAATACGACGACTTGGATCAGCAATAACGCCCCGGAAGCCCTGTTTTATGCCTGCATGATTCAGGCGTACAGCTACACTAAGGGGCCGCCGGAGATGATGCAGTACTTCCAGAACTCGTACCGTCAGGCGATCCAGGGTCTCGGCATCGAGCAGCAGGGACGCCGCCGCCGCGACGAGTACCGTGATGGTATGATCCGCATCCCGGTTAAATCGGAGTCGCCCGGCCCATGATCACTGTAGAAATGCCCGGACTAACGAACGGCGTGCAGGTCGTGACCACGGACTCCCGTGGTTGGGCGGCCGACGAGCTCGCTCAACGGGCCGCGGACAAGATCATTTTCGTCGGTGACCAGTCACATCCGGTCATTCAGGCGCAGGCGCGGGCCTTCAAGGACCGCGTCAAGCATGTGGTCGCCTTCTATCTGAAGGAGGCCGTCGAGCAGGACCGTGCCACGATCGCCCAGCGCCTTCGTGAAGCGGGGCATCCAGAGCTGGTTCATCTGTTAGGAGAATAGAAATGGCATTTTCAGGCAATTACATGTGCACCAGCTTCAAGGTGGAGCTGATGAGGGCGGTGCACAACTTCACGACTAGCACGGGCAACACCTTCAAGCTCGCGCTGTACGACAATAGCGCCTCGTTCACCGCGGCGACTACGGCATACACGTCCACCAACGAAGTAGCGAACTCCGGTACGTACTCGGCTGGCGGCGGTGCGTTGACCAATGTCACCCCGACCTCGAGCGGCACCACGGCCTTTACGGACTTTGCGGATCTTTCGTTCACTAGCGCGACGATCACGGCCTTCGGGGCGATGATCTACAACGACTCGGCGGCGGGCGACCCTTCGGTCTGTATCCTGGACTTCGGTGGGGCCAAGACCTCGACGAACGGCACCTTCACGATCATCTTCCCGACGGCAGACGCGACCAACGCGATCATCCGCATCGCCTAAGTAAGAGGCGGAAGTGACCGATGCCGTCGTTGCCTTCCAAGGGTGGAATGCTTCTGGCGTAGGCTGGGGCGACGATCCTTGGGGTGAGAGCCTCGCGGCACTTCCGACGGGGACGGGCCAGGTTGGCTCTGTCACTATTGCGGCTGACGCCAACGTCAGCCTTACGGGCGTTTCTGCGACAGGGCAGGTTGGTACCGTCACCGTTACGGCGGGGGCAAATGTTCCCGTCACGGGGCTTCAAGCCACGGGTTCTGTGGGCTCGGTCCAGGTCACTGGCACGGCCAATGTCAGCCTTACGGGCATTGAGGGCACCGGCCAGGTTGGCTCCGTTACAATCAATGCCGGGGCGAATGTCTCGGTTACTGGGCTTCAAGCCACTGGTCAGGTTGGCTCGGTCACGGTCACCGGGGGAGCAGGTGTCCTTGTCACGGGCCTTCAGGCCACGGGTGCGATCGGCACGGTACAGATCGCGGGCGACGCCAACGTATCTGTTACGGGGCTGGAAGCCACGGGGGCCGTCGGCTCTGTTACGGTCACCGTCGGCATTGATGTCCTTGTCACGGGCGTCTTTGCCACGGGGGCCGTCGGCTCCGTTAGCATTACCGGCACGGGAAGCGTAACGCTTACGGGGGTTCAGGGAACCACGGCGCTTGGCGCTGTAACGGTTGTTACCGAGCAAAACGTGCCCGTCACCGGGGTGTCTGCCACAGGGCAGGTTGGCTCGGTTACGATAGCCTCCGACGCCAATGTCCCCCTGGTGGGGGTCTCTGGGACGGCCCAGGTGGGATCAGTACTTGTCTGGGGCGTGATTAATGACAATCAGACGCCTAACTGGCAGAATGTCGATGACGCACAGACACAGAATTGGGTCATAGTCAACGACGGAAACACGGTGGTTTGGACTCAGATTTCGACGTAAAGGGACACTCACATGCCTAGTTCGTATTCAACAAACCTGAAGATCGAGCTTCAAGCGACCGGCGAGAACTCCGGCACTTGGGGTACGATCACCAACACCAATCTCGGCACCGCGCTCGAGCAGGCCATCATCGGCTATGGCAACCCGAACTACCTTTCGGATGCCAATCTGACGTTGACCTACACGGACACCAACTCGGCACAGACTGCCCGTGCGCTGGTATTGAACGTCACTTCCGCGCTGAGTTTGACGGGGACTCGGGAGCTCGTGGTCCCGACGATCCAGAAGCAGTACATCGTCCAGAACAACACGACCGGAGCTCAGAGCATCACGGTCAAGACCTCTGGTGGCACTGGCATCACGGTCACGAACGGCCGCAAGGCGCATCTCTATGTCGACGGCACGAACGTCATCTTCATGGATGATTTCGTCGACATCAACGGCGGCACGATCGACGGCACCACGATCGGTGGTTCGTCAGCCGCGGCGGGTACCTTCACTACGCTTACCGCTTCCAGCATAGCCACCTTCGCTGCCGGTTCTGCCGCAGCCCCCTCTATCACCACGACCGGCGACACCAACACCGGCATCTTCTTTCCCGCCGCAGACACGATTGCCTTCACGGAGGGCGGCGTTGAGGCGGCTAGGTTCAATAGTTCTGGTCAATTAAACCTTGTTAATAATCCTATTTTAACGGGCGGCACCGCCAACGGCGTGTTGTACTTGAACGGCAGCAAGGTGGCGACG